GTTCACGAGGAGATTGACACCATGCGCGGAAATGCTTACAATGGTATCCGACCCCATGCAGTCTATGATGCGGTCATGAAGGACGAATTACTCTCTAAGGCAAAGGTTGAAGCAGGTCGAGCCCGCTCTATTTACATGTGCCCCGTGGAACTACTCACGAACGTCCGGATGAGCACTCTTGGCATATGTCGAGTGATGATCCGACGTAGAGATGTTTTTGGAGTTGCTATTGGTCTTAACACACACTCCGAAGAGTGGGATGACATATATCGCATATGTGAAGAGTTGCCCGGTGATAACTGGATTGCGGGTGACTTTAAGAACTTCGAGTCTGTTCTCAACCTCCTCATCAGCAACTGCGTGAGTAAGGTCTTCGTGCACATGGCACAGACTTCTGGTAACTACAGTGAACAGGAGGTCATGGCGCTCCGTGTCTGGCTTGCCGACATTAGCAATGCCACTATTAACTTCTTTGGCGAGTTGATCACACTGTTGGGTGGCGAAGCGTCTGGCCAGCAGATGACGACCCCATTTAACTGTGTTGCCAACAATTTGTTGCACATGTATGCTTACGTCGAGATCTATGCAAAACCAGGCGATGGTGAGGAGGAGTTCCGACGTTTAGCTCGTGACTTCTTTAAGTATGTTCGTCGGAACACGCTCGGTGATGATGTATACCTGAAAGTGAGCCCAGAAAAACCTGAATATAACCATACGTCCATCCAGAAGGTTTTCGAGAAGATCGGAATTACCTACACGATGGCAGATAAGGGAGCTGAATCCCGACCATATATCCCGCACCAGGAGGTGACCTTCCTTAAACGGAGTTTCGCCGACCATAGTGCTTTCCCCGGTACGAAGGTAGCGACTTTAGATCGGAAGAGCATCTATAAGATGTTATGTTACACGGTCCCCTCCGGGTCAGTGAGCCCCGAGGAACAGTTTGCTGCTGCTATGGCTAGTGCCCAAGCAGAAGCATTCTTTCACGACCGCGAGTTCTTTGATCAGATTAAGAACCTGATTGATGATCTCCCTAAATCACCGGAGTTGATAGCGCGCATGAAGGAAATGCCACGTCCCACTTGGAACCAGATGTGTCACCGCTTTGTAAACGCTTCCCCGAAGCTTAAGGCTCGCCAGTTGGTGCCTGTTGAATTAGATTCCGAAACCACGGACCCCAAGGATAGTTACTGCCACGCATCAGATCTGGAGCTTCAGATGGAGTGGAGTGTGGATCCCTGG